TAAAACTGATCAAGAGGTTTATATAGAATGGGAAACTGCGGAAATAAATGATTTTGCACAAAAACAAATACACAAGTATTACCCAGCCTGGAAACAATCTAATATTTTAAGAGACGGTACGGCAGAACAAAAAAATGAAATGGGTTTATTTATAGATTCTGTAAGGAATTGGTCAAATCAAAGTACTCCACCGGATCCTTTAGATGGATCTTTAGAATTAATAATACCTTAATAACAACAACTTAAAATAAATAAATAAAAATGGCAAACACCTACAAATGGACAATTAATGCGTTAGACGCAAAAATTTCACACGATAGCAAAGATAATGTTATCAACACAATTCACTGGGGATATTCAGCCTCAGAAGAACATGAAGCTGGTATGTATACGGCTTATACAATCGGTACACATAGCGTAACATACGACGCAGACAACTTCACAGAATATGATAGCCTAGTGGAGGCCGATGTGATCGGTTGGTTAGAAAATGGATTAGATATAGACAGTATGAAAGCTAGTCTAGACTCACAAATTGAATTACAAAAAACACCAGTTGACACAACGTTCCACGTACCTTTTGCACCAGCTGTTGAAGAATAATTAGAAATTAAGTAAAACAAGTGATAATAAATTATAACCCAAACAATTAAATTAAATTTTAAAAATTAAAGATTATGGAAAACCAAGTAAACAAAATTACACCTGAACAATTAGAAGAATTACAGGGATTTGTAGGTAAGCTTAATAACGCTGCTTCACAAATAGGTAACTTAGAATTAAAGAAACACCAGCTTAACCACGCTGCAGCAGAAGTTCAACAAGATTTGAATAAGTTGCAGGCTAAGCTAGAAGAGAAGTACGGTAAAATACAAATTAATATTGAAGACGGATCGTACGAGCCAATCAAAGAAGAAGATGAGTCTAGTTCGTAAAATAAGTATAGGTAGAGACTATAAGAACGACGCTATGCATTATGCGGTAGGCCAAGAAGTATACGGTGGCCACACAATATGCGACATAGTAGAAGGTGAAGATAAGTTTTCTATTTATATTAAAAAAAAGAACGAAGTATTACCGTGGAAAGATTTTAATAAAAACATGGCAATAGCCGTGGAATACAATTTAGAATATTAATGCAAAGTTTATTTGATTTTATTATAAAACCAAAAAACGAAAGATACGATAATAAAAAATATATAGATGGTCAAGAGCTTTTAGTTAACACTGAAATCTCTGATCATCGATATGTTAGTCGTACTGGAATTGTTTTAAACGTACCCAAATCCGAAGACACTGAAATACAAATTGGTGACGAGGTTGTTGTTAACCATAATGTATTTAGAAGGTGGTATAATCAACATGGTATTGAAAAAAACAGTCGCAGTCATTATAAAGATGACTTGTATTTTGTAAAAGCAGATCAAATATACTTATACAAAAGAGATAACAAATGGAACGCACCTAAGGGCTTCTGTTTTGTTAAGCCAATCAAATCTACTGATATATTAAATAACGAGAAAGAACAAGCCCTAAGGGGCATTATAAAGCACGTTGATAACGACATTAGCGGTTTAATAGAAAAAGAAGATTTAGTTGGGTTTACACCTAGTAGCGAATACGAATTTATTGTAGAAGGCGAAAGAATGTACAGAGTATTAACTAATTCAATATCTATTAAATATGAACGTCAAGGAAACGAAACAGAATATAATCCTAGCTGGACATGAAGCAGTTAAAGAACTTATTAAAGTCGCTAAAGAGCCTATTGTTGAAACTGATGATGACATCTCAGCCGATAGACTCAAGAACGCTGCAGCCACTAAAAAGCTCGCAATATTCGATGCATTTGAGATATTAAATAGAATAGAAGAGGAGAAAGGAATGCTGGAAAACAAACCTAAAGAAGAAGTAGACAATACTTTTAAAGGTTTTGCAGAAAGAAGATCTAAGTAATGTACAAACAAAGTTTATATAAGGTTATAGAACCTATTAAAGCTACCACCATACAGAGATTAAACAGATCGAAGAAATGGGAATACGGATATAATGAAGAACATGATGTTATTGTTATATCAAAGACGGGTCAGATAGGAGAAGTGTATAGCATACAGAATTTAAAAATTGCGTTGCCAAAATCTAAAGAAGTTGATACTCACAATGACAAGTGGACTCCACACGAGTATCCTAAGGAGCTTAAAGCAATCAAGAGTATATTTGATTGGAAGGATTATCCTGACGAATTTAAACAAAGATGGCATGCGTATATTGATAAAGAATTTACTAAACGAGATGAAGGGTATTGGTTCAAAAGCAAAGGGGTTCCCACTTATATTACTGGCACTCACTATATGTACTTGCAGTGGACCAAGATTGATGTTGGGAGACCAGACTTTCGAGAAGCCAATAGATTATTCTTTATTTATTGGGAAGCGTGTAAAGCAGATAGAAGGTGTTACGGAATGTGCTATCTCAAGAATAGACGTTCAGGTTTTTCGTTTATGGCATCCTCGGAGACAGTTAACTTGGCTACCATATCTTCCGATGCACGGTACGGAATACTGTCCAAATCTGGAGCCGATGCGAAGAAAATGTTCACAGATAAAGTGGTACCAATATCGATCAATTATCCATTCTTTTTCAGACCCATTCAGGACGGTATGGATCGCCCCAAGACAGAACTCGCGTACAGAGTACCCGCTTCGAAATTTACACGTAAAAGATTCGAGTCGAAGGATAGACATCAAGAAATTGCCGGATTGGACACCACCATCGATTGGAAAAATACCGGAGATAATTCCTATGATGGAGAGAAGCTCACACTTCTCGTCCATGATGAAGCTGGAAAATGGGAGCGTCCGGAAAACATCCTCAATAACTGGCGCGTCACAAAAACCACCCTCAGGCTCGGTTCGAGAATAATAGGTAAGTGCATGATGGGGTCAACGAGTAATTCTCTTGACAAAGGAGGTGAGAATTTTAAAAAATTATATAATAATTCAGATGTTACGAAACGGAATAAAAATGGACAGACTCGCTCGGGATTATATTCTTTGTTCATACCTATGGAATGGAATTTCGAAGGATTCATCGATTCTTATGGAATACCTGTCTTTAACACACCGGAAAAGCCTGTCAAAGACAACAATGGAGATAGTATCGACGTCGGGGTTATTGAACATTGGGAGAATGAAGTAGATGGTTTAAAAGGAGATCAAGACGGTTTAAATGAATTTTATAGGCAGTTTCCTCGAACAGAGGAGCACGCTTTTAGAGATGAAACAAAAAATAGCATATTCAACTTAGCTAAAATATATGAGCAAGTTGATTTTAATGAAGAAGCGAAGTACAGCGCTTTGGTAACGCGAGGAAGCTTTCAATGGCAGAACGGCGTAAAAGACACAAAGGTAGAGTTTGTACCAAACCTTAGTGGAAGATTTAATGTTAGC